ATGGCCAAGAACGGCCCAGCAGTGGCGACAACCGTGCGTGCGCTGCTGGAAGGCTTCCGCGATCACCTGGCGGGGCTGCGTCAAGCCGAGGGCGCGGCCCGGGCTTGGAGCGCTTTGGAGCGAACGCTGGATGAGGAGCCGGAGCTTGCGAGGACAGCGCCGCGTGACGTGACCCGCGCCCAAGCCTACGACGTGCTCGACAAGCGGCGAGACCTTCCTGCGGCAGCCAAGAAGCTACGGGCACTGCTGGGGCAGGCGTGGGATTGGGGGCTCGATGCAGGGAAGATCGATGGCGCGGCGCCGAACTGGTGGCGTAGCCTTCTCAAGGGCCAACTGCGTTCAAAGGGGAAAATCGTCGGGGGGGAGCATGTGGGGTTTCGGCGCCGGGTGCTGTCTCAGGCGGAGCTGCGCAAGCTCCTGCCCTGGGCCCGGGCCAATATGTCGCAGAGCGCGCTGGATGGGCTGCTGCTGTACCTCTACACCGGCATGCGGGGTGTCGAGATTTTTGCATTGCGCACTGAGTACGTGGCGCAGGAGGAGGATGGCTGGTGGATCACGTTCCCCGCCCACCTGCTCAAGATGGAACGGGATGCAGACACTGTGGACCACCGTGTTCCGCTGTTCGGTGAAGCGCTGGAGATCGTGCAGCGCCGCGTAGCCGGAGCATGGGAGGGATGGTTGTTCTTCACGGGCCGGGGTGGGAAGTTCCGGCCGTACCACCGCAACACGTTCTCCAGCTACGTCTATTCGTTGATGCCGGAGTCCGCCAAGGCCAAGCGGCGTGCCGGCGATGGCCTGATCTGTCCTGTGGTGGATTGGTCGCCCCATGCCTTGCGGCGCACTGCGCGCACGCTGCTCAGCGCAATTGATTGCCCGGAGGATGTGGGCGAGGCCATCATCGGCCACAAACCCGGGGTCATGGTGGCCAGCTACAACCTACACACCTTCGATACCCAAAAGCAGGTCTGGGTGAAGAGGCTGTACCACACCGTGCGCAAGCTTGAGGGTCTGCCTGCTTAGCCAGGCGGTGAGGCGGACTTGCCAGGTTTTCCGGCGCGGCCGTAGCCGCTGTCTGGCGCCGGCAGGCACTCGGATGGTGGCCGCGACATCACCCAGGCCTCCACCTCTGCAACGATGAAGCCCACGCGGCGCGCACTGAGCTGCCGAGGTCTGGGGAAATCGCCGGTCTGCACCAGCTTTTGTATCTGCGACTCGGACAGATCCACCGCCCGCGCTGCCTCCTGAAGGCTGATCGAGATGGGGCGCATCGTCACGATGGCCAGCGCATCACCCCCGCTGGCAGCTTCGATTTTTTCTTTCTTGGTCATGGCGTGTTCCTCGCGTGCCTGCGGTTGGTGCCAGGCGCGAAAAGGCCCGCGGGTGCGGGCCAGGTGGGTGGTTCGTCGTTGTGGGGGAGCGGCGCGCGCTCGTCGCGCCAATCCTTGTGCTTCTTGCTGGCCATGGTCAGGTCTCCTTGATGCCGTGGACGCGCTGCAGCAGCAACGGGCAGGTCGGGGGCGGGGTGACGCTCATGCAGCCTTCCGCAGCACTGCTCGGCTGTTCCAGTTGGCTGCGATGACGGCCCGGCCAAGCGATGGCGGCACAGCGTTGCCGCACATGCGCACCTGGGTGGTTTTCGAGAAGACGCGGCCGTCGTGCCCCCGGTCGATGACATAAGTGCGGGGGAAGTCGTTGGCGTTGTAGAGTTCGCGCGGCGTGAGCATGCGCAGCTGGATGTCCACGACCACGTAGGGCGTGCCGCGCAGCCAGACCGTGACCAGTGCCAGCCGGTCTTTGGTGGTGCTGGTGGCCATGGGCTCGCGCAGCTCGCCGAGCTGGCCGCCCTGGCCGTAGTAGCGGATCAGGAATGCAGCCACGCGCAGCGCGCCGGCCTCTGCCTCGGGCGATAGGTGGTACTCGACCAGCGCGTGGTGCTCGGCGCCGGCAGTCACGGCAGGCACTGGCTCTCGCATTTCCTTGCCGATGCAGTTCTTGCGCAGCGTGGTCAGGTGAGCAGTGACGACGCGCTGCTGCGATCCGCTGGCCGTGCTCGTGGTCATCGGCGAGCGCGCATCGTGGGCCGGCGTGGCATTGAATCCGCCATTCGCCTGTTCGACAAATGCGGCCACAGCCGCGAACTTGCCAGCGCCCACCACGGTGCCCATGGGCTGCTCCAGGTCCAGCGCGCGCGGAGCCTGGCCCTCGCGCTCGCCGTAGCCCATCTGCACCATGGTGCCCACGGCCAGCGCCTGGCCGCCGCCGCTGGCCGTCACTGTGCCCACAGGCTGGTGTACGTCCTTGGAGCCGTAGCTCCAGCGTGGCGCGTCCGGGGTGCCCTGGCCGTGGCCGGCTTGCACCATCACAGGGGCAGCAACCGCATGCGATCCACCACGTGGCCAAGCCGTGACAGTGGACAGCGGGTCTTTTGCGCTGGACAGCCCATGCCGAGACCAGTTCGCAATCTGCACGATGAACGGGTCTGCACTGTCCAGCACGTAACGCTTCATGCCGTGGGCAATCCGTCGCATCGTGGCATCGGCCAGCGGCTTCTCGCGCTCGAAGATGCTGCGGCCCTGGATGCTCCAGTCGATGCACTCGGCGGCCGACCGCCAGCGCTTCTGGCCCTTCTTGGGCTCCTTGAAGTGCGTGGGCTCGGGCCACTGGATGGACGCGCCGTCGCAGCGTGCCACCATGAACAGACGGCTGCGCGTCGTCGGGGCGCCGTAGTCAGCTGCGCAGAGCACGCGCCATTCCACGACATAGCCCAGGCGCTCCAGCGCCCGCACGAACGCTCGCCAGGTGCGGCCGACATGCTTGGGATCGGGCACCAGATGCTGCTCGTGCACAGGCACGCGTTCGCCGGGCGCGGCCACGGAGGCGTCCAGCTTCACGACGCGGCGCGTCTTGGGGCAGCGCTTCGCAATGAGCGGTCCCCACAGCAGGATCTGCTTGACATTCTCCAGCGTGATGATGCGCGGGCGCTTCATGCCTGCCCAGCGCACGCCGATCCAGGCCAAGCCGCGCAGCTTCTTGGAACGAGGCTGGCCGCCGCGCGCCTGGCTGTGATGGGTGCAGTCTGGCGACATGTGCAGCAGGCCCACGGGCCGGCCGCGCGTAGCCTTGCGCGGGCAGACCTCAAACACGTCCTTGCGGTAGTGCTCGGTCTGGGGGTGGTTCGCCTCGTGCATGCTGCACGCATCGCTGTCGTGGTTGACGGCGATATCCACATGGCGGCCAATTGCCTGCTCGATGCCTTCGGACATGCCGCCGCCGCAGGCGAACTCGTCTACGACAAGCTCGTCTTCAAGGCCCAAGATGAATTGGGGTGTTTGCATAGGATTCCTTGAAATTTGGGCCAAAAAAAGCCGCTCGCGGCAGGGCCGGGCGGCTTCGGGATGGTTGCATGCGGGTTCCGGCTAGACTCCCGGCAACCAATTTTGAGGAGAAGTTATGAAATGGAGTGCTCTCGATAGAGCGATAGCAGCTTGGGTATGTATTTTGGCTACATGCGCAATTATTATTGTTCTAGCAGGGCTGTCAGAAATTATTGGCAAGAGCTCTTCGAATATTGCAAGTTGGGTTCAGGCAATTGGTTCTATTGGCGCAATAATCGGGGCTTCAAGTATCGCCAATAGCCAATTTAAAAAAGAAGTGAACGAAAAAAAGAAACATGATGCATCGCGTGATTTGCATTATGCAGAGATTTGCTTGGGAATTTGTCAAGCAGTAGAGTCAATTGCTCGCGCCGGAAGGGAGGAGTGGGATGCATCAAAAAAAGTATCCACTATCAATCCCAGCAAGTTTCTATATCATGTGAGTCGCGCTACCTCGGTAAATAGATTGCAAAACCTCCAGTCTTCGATAATTTCACTTCTTAATAAGGAGATGCCCAGTAAACTTATGGTGACATTATTTTCCGTGCAGAAAAATATTGCAATCTATGCTGATGCCATAAGTGCGCATCATGAGGATGCCAGATTTTTTGAGCAGTTAGATTATGAGTGTGAGCAAAATAGGCTTTTGACCGCAGTCGCTGGATTGAAGCTGGACATTATTGATTATATGAGCGCAAACGAGGCGAGACATTAAGGTCCACCTCGTTTTGATCTATATATCTAACTAAATAAGAAACGGCGTGCGGTCCTTACCGTTGATCCAGTTCGGCGGCTTGCCCCGGCCGGTCCACGTCGCGCCGGTGGCGGGGTCGCGGTACTTCGGGGCGCCCACGCTGCCCTTGGTCTTGCCCTTGGCGGGCGGGAACAGATCCGATGGGGTGAGGCCATGCTGCGCAATCCAGGCGCGAGCGGTGGCTACAGCATCTGCCTTGGCCTCTGCCTGAGCAGCTTCGATCTGGGCGTCGAGGGTGGCTTTCTGGGCCAGCAGGGTCTGGTAGTCGGTCATGGGTTTCCTTTCGTGGCGCCGCGCGGGCGCCGTGGGTGGTTCAGTGGATGGTTCAGGCCGGTTCGCCGGTAACGGCCGCCGCGAAGGCGTCCTCGGGCGTCTGGTTCACAGGGTGGTTCGGGTCGGTCGGCGGCTCGTCCTCGCCTTCCTCGCGCAGCTCCTGCTGGCCCTCGTTGTCCGGCTGGCTGGCGGGCGTGTCCGGCTTGCCTGCGCGGTAGCCCTTCTTGGCCTGCAGCAGCTCAGCCGGGGCCAGCAGCTTGATGTAGATCTCGCCCTCGGCGGCCAGGCCGGACAGCTCGCCGAAGACATCGTTGTCCTGCAGCTCGTCGCCGTTGTATTGGATGGTGCCCTTGATCGTCACGCTGCCGCCTTCGCTCAGCTCGTAGTGCAGTCCGGTCAGCACGGCGTCCATGAAGTCCACGTGCGCGTCTTCGATGCCCCAGTCCCAGATGAAGCGGTAGCCGCGCCACTTCTGGCCCTTGCCGTAGTGGTAGAGCAGGGGCAGCTGCGGGTGCCGCAGGTTTGGCAGCGGGATCAGCACGCCGGGCAGCGCCTCCTGGCCCGCCGTGGCCGCCTTGTTGCAGTAGTGGTGCTCGCGCAGGCCGGGCTCCAGCAGGTCCAGCAGGGTGTTCTCGCCTGTGAGCGTGAACGAGATGTCGATTGCGCGCACCTTCTCTTCGCCGTGCAGCTCGCGCCGCGGGTTGGCGTTGGTGATGGTGACGGCCGTGGATTCGGCAAGTTCAAAGGCCATGGTGGTCCTCGGTGGTGGTGGAAACAGGGTTCAGGCTGCCTTGGCCGTCTTCAGGTCCTGGACAGCGAAATAGACAGCGATGCAGGCGGCGACGTCAGCACCAGCGGTGTGTGCGCCCTCGAAGTCGCGGCCGAAGAAGTGGTGGTAGGCCTCGGCCAGTTTCGGTGTCTTGAACTTGCCTATGCCGGCGGCGCGCATCTTCTCGGTGGGCGGCAGCTTGCGGATCGGGGTGGTCAGCAGCGCTGTGCATGCGCTGGGGCCGGCCTTCCAGATGTCGGATGGGGGCAGGGCAGCGGCCGGCTCGCGCGCATCGATGTGACGCTTGATGGCGATGCGCAGGATGCGGGCGTCGAAGCTCTCGTTGTGGGCCATGCGCATGCGACCGCCCCACATCGACAGCAGCATGCTCACCGCCACATCCTCGGGCACGCCCAGGTCCAGCGCTTTCTCGGTGGTGATGCCGTGGATGGCGGCCACTTCGTCAGGGATGGTCCAGCCGTCGGGCTTGACGATGACGTCGATGCTGGAGAGCACCGCGCGGGTGTCGAGGTCCACAAGGCTGGCGGCCAGCTGCACCAGGTGGGGCTGCTCTGGGTGCTCGCTGGGCTCCTTGAAGAGCGGCAGGCCGGTGGTTTCCGTGTCGAAGAAGAGGGCGGGGTTCATGTTCAGGCTTTCTCGGCCAGGCGGCTGATGTGGTAAAGACAATGCCCGCGCGAAGGCGGGCACAGGGGCGGTGGGCAGGGCCCGGGATTAAGCAGGCGCGGTGAGCGCGTGGGCGAACTTCTCGAAGCCCAGGGCCAACTTCAGGGCCATGCGCTTGGCGTCAGAGACCAGCACCAGGACGGCGCCGCGCTCCTTTCGGTAGGGCAGGCCCAGCAGCTCCAGAGTGGCGGCCGAGACCTTGACGGCCAGGCCTTCCTGTTCCAGCTGCGCATTGAGCTGGCCCAGGGTTATCGTGGCGCCGGGCTCTTCAGCTGCAGGAACTGCTGCAGCGCTGCTTGCCTGGGCTGTGCTGATGGCTTGCTGCGTGTCCAGCGCTGCCACGCCGCTGTCGTGCACGTGGGAGGCCGTGGCGCTGAGGTCATCCAGCAGCGGCGCGGGCAGCGCGCCGGCCTCGCGGCCTTCGGCGATGCCGGCCTGCGCCTGGGCGTTGGCCTGGGCCAGCTTCTCGCGGGCCTCGGCGTCTGCGCGCTGCTGTTCCTCTTGGCGGATGCGTGCACGCTCGGCTTCGAGCTGGCGTGCCTGCTCGGCCGCCACGCGCGCTGCTTCTGCAGCTGCAGCACGCTGGGCCCGGGCTTCTTCCTCCTGCCGGATCCGCTCGCGCTCGGCTTCCAGGCGCTTGGCTTCGGCCTGGCGGTGCTGCCCGATGCGCAGCGCGGCCAGGGCCTGGAAGTCCTCGGGCGCCTTGCCGCCCACCGCCGCGAAGTCAGCGAACAGCGCGATCCAGTCACCGTCTTCCTGGCGCAGGTGCTGGCGGTTGGCTTCCAGTCGGCCGGCCAGCGCGTTGGCGTCGGCCTTGGCGTTGGTCAGCACCACTGCGATGGCGTCGCGCATGTTGTCCAGCGACTTCTTGCCCCGGATGGCCTCGGCGAAGCCGCCGGCAACGCGCGGAATCCAGTTGGCGCCAAGGCGCTGCTGGTTCAGGGCCGCGATGTGCTGGTCCAGGTTGGCCTGTGCGCTGGCCACGATCTGGGCCTTGCGCGATTCCTTCTCGGCTGCCACCAGCTTCTCGCGTGCCAGCCGCGTGGTGCGCATCAGGTCGGCCAGGTCGTTGGCGGTGCGCGTGAAGGCTTCCACGTCGCTGACCTGGGCCAGCGCGTTGGCCACAGCGGCCTTCATCGCTTCCTCACCCTTCTTGAGCGCCTTGCACTCGGCCTCGGCGTCAGCGAATTCCTGGTCGGTGGCGGGCTTGGCCACCATGCCGTCGATGAAGGCGCGCACGGCCACGGCCACCTTGTCCAGGTTGGACACCACGGCCAGGCTGCCCTGCAGCTGGACGGCCACGGCTGGCAGGCTTTCCACGGGCTCGGCCACCACGGGCGCGGCGCCAGTGTCGGTCGGCACATAGGCGGCCACCTCCAGAGCCAGTTGCTCCCAGCCAGCAAGGATCTGGGCGCGCAGCTCAGGGTTCGGCGTGTACCAGCAGTGCAGCTGCTCCAGCAGGGTGCCATCGGGCGCCCACTTTGTGGCCATGAACAGGATGCGCTCGCAGCCGGCCACGGCGGCCTGCTGTTCCATTTGCACCTGGTACTGCAGCGGCAGGTCGGCGCCCGTGCAGCCTTCGACCATGGCCGCGCGCAGGCGGTCGTTCAGGCTCTTGTGTTCGAACGCGGTGTCGTTCATGAACGTGAGGCCGTCGAAGCTGGCCGAGAGCTTGCCCTCGGTGCCCACGCACGGTGAAAGCTCTTCGCCGATGATCTCTTCGGCCAGCGGCCGGGCCAGGGCCTCGAAGCGGTGGCCGTCGGAGAAGCGGCGCTCGGTGGCGGCGTCTGCCTCTGGCGAGATGCCCGTGGCCAGCTCGCGCACCAACTCGCTGCGCGTCTTGTAGCTGCTGCAGCCCATCATGGCCGGCGCATCGCTGGCATTCCAGTGCTGGGCCCGGTGCTGGTGCCAGGCGGGCGAGCCCTGCGTGAGGTTCACGATCTGCATGTCATCCCTCCAGTTCGGCCACGCGGGCCTCGAAGATTTCGGTGAGGCGCTGGCGTTCGGCCAGGTCTTCCACGGCGTCCAGCAGGGAACCGTGCTTGTAGAGCGCGTCCAGGTCGGCCGCATCCTTCAGGTCCTGCTCCAGCTTGGCCGCGTCCACCACCATCGCGCCGTCAGCGTCAGCGACCGGGGCGGCAGCCTCTGCTGCAGCACCTGCAGGCGTCGCGCTGGCGGTCTGGCGCTTCTGGACCTCGTCGCGCAGCTGCTTCTCCTGCTCTGGCGTGACCTTGCCCTTGCTGCTCAGCCAGGCCAGCACGTCGGCGATGGGCTTGCCCTTCACAATGCCGTCTACCCATTTGGGCAGGCCGGTGGCCCAGCGGTCGGCGGGCCATTCGGGCTGCACGACTTCCGCATCGCCCATGTGGCGCTCGCCGGGCGGCGGCGCAGAGTTGGCCATGTCCTGCAGTTCTTCAGCCACGGGCATGCCGCGCAGCACGTCCGGGAACACGTCGCGCAGCGCGAAAGCCCGGGCGCGCATCTGGCGCATGCGCTTGGGGTACTGCGACCACGGGCCCTGCTTTCCGGCCAAGCCGGCCTTGATGGCGTCGTCCATGCTGAAGCTGCGGACCTGCTCGACGCCACCCTTGCGCTTCACGCGGCAGTAGGCAGTCTTGCCGTCGTCGTCCTCGTTGACGTACTCGCAGACCGGGCTGGCCAGCACCAGTGCAATGACGGCATCGCCCCAGAGCGCAGGCCGGCCGTTGATCACGGCGAGGTTCTGCAGAGACTGCAGCGGCTTCAGCCCCAGCTCCGCGCCCCATTGCATGGCGATCAGGCAGTTGCCTGGCTTGCCCTTGAAATCCTTGGGCACCATGTCGCTCTCGGCGAGGTAGTTGGAGAAGGTGAGGGCCTGCTCGAAGTTCTGTGGGCTCAGGTCGAATTGGGTGGCGGCGCGCAGCTGGCCGCCGCTGGCCTGGGTGACAAGGCTGTTCATGAATACCTCTATGGTGGAAATGAAAACGGCGCTCAGAAGGCGCCGGAAGTGAGGGCGGCCAGGCCGGCGCTGATTGCGCTCAGGCCGAGCCAGAGGAAGAGGTGGAGGAGGGCGTTCATGCTTCAGCGTTCTCCTGCGGCAGCATCTCGTTCACGCGCTTCAGCCAGAACTGGCCGCCGGCTGGCAGGCAGCGGTCCAGCTTTTGGCAGGCTTCGCGCACCATTTGGGCCAGCTCGTCGCGCTGCTCCTGCAACTGTTGGTAGGTCAGGGTTTGGCTCATGGCCGCTCCTTCAAACATTGAACTTGGGTGTCGCTGAGCCACTGCGCATGCATACCCGGGCAGAGCCAAGCTCCAGCGGCAGCGCGCTTCAGGTCGGCGGGGCTAGCGCTGTCCTGTGCTGCGTCCGCAGCGCTGCAGCCGGACATGGTCAGCACAAGGCCAATCAGCCCCAGGACAAGGCCCAGAAGCAGCGAAGCCCGCTTGATGGCGGGCTTCTTGCGGCGAGGCAGCTGCTGGAGCTGTATCGGAGGGCGGGTATCAGGCAGCATTGATGCCCTCCGGATAGCGGTTGGCGATGTGGACCATGACGGCGGTGCGCAGCTGCAGGGCCGGCTGGCTGACCATCAGCGCGCCGAGCGCCGTGATGCTGTCGTGGTCACCATCGGCGATGGCCTCAGCCAGCATCTCGTCGAACGACATAGGCAGTCCGAACGGGCCGGGCATGCGCTCGTGGAACCAGTCGACCGGCGTCATGAACGCCGCCGCGCGCTGCAGCTTCTGCATTGCGCGGGCCCTGTCTTCATCAGCCGCAGCGGCGCGGCGGTCCATCTCGTTCTCCCAGCGCTCCGCATCCGCGCAGGGGTTGGCGGTCATCAGCATGACGGTTCTCCAAAAGAAAACAGCCCTCTACGGGCTGCGGAACAATGGTTTACAGAGGCCTGTCGGTGCTCGACATAGACTGCCGGCCACAACTCTATGAAAGGCGCCCGCATGAAAATCGCTTTCGCCATGGCCGTTGCGGCCTTTGTTCTCGGCGGCTGTGCTGTGTATGACGATGGCTACCGCGGCGGGTACAAGAGCCATCCCCACGGATGCCCGCCTGGCCAAGCCAAGAAGGGCAATTGCTGAAACCAAGAACCCGCCTCGGCGGGTTTTTGTTTTTGCGGTGCGGGTGGCATCCCGGGCCGCAAAAGAAAAGGCCCGCGAGCGTTGAAGCTGCGGGCCTTGGTGCAAAGTGCCGATGCCTTGAAGGCGTGCCTGGGAATTAGAGAGGGAGGGAGGAGGAACCCAGGCTCGGCGTGAAACTGTTGAAGTCAGTATGGCCCGGACATGATCAGGAAAACATGTACGGGAGGTAAAAGATCGTTGGCATCAGTTGCAGAGTTGACGCTCGCAAGGGATGCCATCGTTGTCGCCATCCATCTTCGTGTTGGGGCAATTGCGCAAGAAGAATTTGGCCTCCTCGCAGGAGGTCATCTGCGAGCAGTGCGTGCGCCCGTCGCAGGTGTATTTGGGCGCGCTGGAGGTGCTGCTGCCCACGTTGATGCTGCGAGGCCGTGGCTCCGTCAGCAGCAGGGTGGGCGATAGGCCGCCAGTCTTGGCCTGATATGACGTGTATGCCTTCCAGGCCGCCACCGCGATCAGCACGTAAACAATGAGCCTCAGCATTGAATGCCCCTCTCTTGTTGTGATTGATATGGCGGGCATCGTATCGCAGTCGGAAATGAAGATGGCCTGCCGTATTCGCCCCGGCTTTCCCTCTACAACGGTTTGGCGGACTCTCACCGCTTGCGGGTGGGCAACTACCCGTCACGATTGGCCATCACAGATAAGGGCCGGATGCGATCCCGGCATAGAAGCGAGCGCTGTTTTTCATGGCAGCCGCCTGGCCCTCGCGGGTACGGCCTAGGAAGTCTGTCGCTCCGGTTGTTCCCATTCCCCGCGCGTCGCCCGCGCATTCCCTATCTGTGATGGCCCCGGCAGTTGGCCGGGACGTTTTGATCTCGCTGTCAATCCGCTCAATCGGGATTGGCGGCGTCGCGCGCCAACTCCAAGAGCTCGCACATGTAGTCGGTCTGCACGCGCATCTGCGACAGCATCTCAGCCGGCACCGGCTGCGCAGCTGGCTGCTCTGCGGCGAAGTCCTCGCCCAGGGTCTGGGCAAGACGGTGCAGGATTTCCGCGTTGAAGCTGCGGCCCTCGTTCTGAGCCGAGTTCCATAGGGGCTCGTAGATCTCCGGAGGGAAGCGGATCATCGACTTGATGTGCTCTCGCCCAGATCCGTGCCGGTCAACCTTGCGTTCTGATGGCGCCTTCATCCCCATCACAGCGCCAGGCGCCGCTCCAGGTCCTGCAGCTCGGTCTGCACCAGACGCAGCACATGGGTGAGCGCGTCGATCTGGGAGACCAGCGGCGCGGCATTCGCCTTCTGGCTGCCCTGACCGCAGTCGCCGCCTGTCTGCCCGGCAGCCGGGCCGAGCACCGGCGCGAGGCGTTTGCCCAGGCGCTGCAGCGTGACCTGCACCTGCTCGGCCTGCTCCTTGGCGCCAGCCATGGCGGTTGCTGTGGCGCTCTGGGCAACTTTGGGGGTGAAGTCTGCGAGGGCGCCCATACCTTTCGGCACGCTGTCCTGCTGGCCGATTTTGGGCGCGGTGCCAGACGCAATGGCGATCTTGTCCAGGGGGTGGTTCACGGTGGTCTCTCCTGTGGTGGTGGCGGAAACAGAAAAGGCCTCCCGAATCGAGAAGCCTCTTTTGTTTGCCCCGATGACGCTCGGGGCGGGCGGTGGTCAGATCTGCGCGGTGTAGGCCTCAAACAAATGGGCGTGCCGCAGGGCGTCATCTGCAGCGGCCCGCGCCTTTTCGATTTCCGCCTGGAGACCGTTGGCATTGAGTGCTTCAATCAGCAGGGCCACCAACTTCGTTTCGCGCATCTCCTGCGCCTGTCTTTTCAGCTTCAGCAGCTCCACCTTGGTGCGCTGCCGATCGGCTTCGAGGTGCGCGATCTCGCTGTCCAGCGCAATGCGCTCCGGCGCTGGTGTGGATTCGCCGTGCACGAAGAACAGCTCCTTATTGCGCAATCGCAGCGCCTCCTTCTCGAACAGCTCCACCTTGTTTTGCTCGCGCTTCATGGTCAGTTGCGCGATCTGGACGGACAGTGGTTCCTTCATCTTTTGCTCCTTGATCAAACCTCAGCACCCTCTCGGAAGACGCTGAGGTTTGGACCCTTGCGGGCCCAATCGCGACGCACCCACGCCGCTGGTTTTTCTTGCTCTTGGGTTCCACCCTCACCGGAGGATTGGCTTGCATCCGGGCGCCCCGGGACTGTGTCCCTGGCGACTTGCAGCTTTGGCCTGCTTGGGAGCAGGTGGCTGGGTCGTTGGGATGTAATGTATCAAAAGATATTGATTGAAGCAATATCAAAAGATACTTTGTTGGAGCAAAAAAAAGCTGCTAGGCATCAATGGATGCTCAAGCAGCGTTTGCTCTCTACCTGTTTTGCCCGGAAGGAAAGGCGTTGTTTGCCTCGTGCAACATGCTATGGGCAAGCATCAAAACCCCTTGAAAGCGGCACTGCTCGGGCCCGAGTGCGCTTGCACACAGCTCCACGAGATCGGCCGCAGCTTCGATGCGCCCTCTTGCAAAAGCTTCCTGCTCTTGGAGGGTGGAGATGCTCAGAAGCCCGCCTCCGAAATGATGGAACGCTTTTGTTTGGTCGCCGTTGAGTGGTGGTGGTGCGGTTTGAGCGGTGATCACACGGGCCTCATGTGTACTGTTGTTATGTACAGTATTCCCGTGAGTGTCCGATTTGTCAATTTGAAAAAATTAATAGCGCGAGACTATTGTGGGCTACGCAGTTGTGGGATATCCAGCATTCCTCTTAGCAAGTTTTCGATACGTCGCACCTCCGCAGGCTCCAGCTTCGCGATGGCTGCGACCACCTCTCTGGATAGGGCCCGCTCCTGATACTTGGTGTCACTAAACCAACCGGTCGCGCCTGGAAGCTCCTCGCACATAGCAATGGTCTTCTCTGTAATCGGTCGAAGGCCGTTGACCATGTGATTGATATAGCCGCCGTCCTTGTATCCCAGAGCTCGCCCAAGGGCAGCACGTCCGCCCATGTGGGTAGCAAGGGCGTCCAGCCTCTCACGCCGAAAGTTGTTGAGTGCGTCGGTGTTCATCCGGTGAAGCTTATTGCGTCAGTATCGAACGCTATTGTTTTGTGAGCATATCAAAAGATACTTGAAAAGTATCAAAAGATATAGAATCGCCGCATGACCACATTCAAGCCATGCGACGAACTACGGCGGTACCTGGAAGCCCAGGGAGCACTTTCGATCACGGAACTGAGATCGCGGGTCGGCGCGAAGCAGGATACCCAGATCCGACATTGGCGCGACGGGGTGCGAAGGCCCAAGCCAAAAACTGCTGTGGCAATCGAGCAGGTGACCTTGGGGCAGGTGCCTCGTCATGTTTGGTATCCGGACGAGTGGAAGGACATCTGGCCCGAGTATGAGCCGACGCCCCCCCAGTCGCTGCAAGCCGCCGAGACCCAAGGGGAGCCCGGCCATGCCTAAGCCGTACCGCCTTGGCGGTGCCCAGCCGACGAGCAAAAGGTTTTCGGGGAAGAGTTGGGGCCGAGGGTCGGCCTTCTTTGTGACCCTGCAGCGCAGAAGGACGCACGTATGGGAAGGTTGCCCGCGCCCGTCAGCTTCCGTCTTGGGAGGGGGGGTGCGCCTGCGCCGCACGCCGGGCTTCTTCTGCAGTGTCCACGCGCTGAATACCTTCCAGCAGTGCGTAGTAAGCGTCTTCGAACGTCTTGGCAACGATGCCCCGCGTGAAGTCGCTGTACTCCAACTCGATCTTCGAGAGCATTGCTCCGGCAAGAGTTGCTGTGGGCCCGATCAGTTCTTGTTTCATGTCCGCCCCTCTCGGGAATGGTTGTGTAGGAACTCCCATTCTGCGCCGGGAGGTGGCGGACACCCCTTCGCTTCCGGCCCGCCGCAGCACCAGCAGCGCCTGCACCGCGCCCGCGAACAGCGCCGCATGGAGGCCTGGCACCAGGCCAGCCTGAACCTGCACGCTGCCATGCAGACCCTGAAGTCGCGTCAGGCCTTGATCCAGGGGCTGAGCCATGCTTAGCCGCACGATCACCCTGCGGCCTGGCGAGTCCTTCGTTACGGCCGATGGCGTCAAGGTCGAAGCGCGCATTGAGGAGCAGGAGCGCCGCGAACAGGCCGCGATCCCGCAGGCTCACGCTGCGGCGCTCCAGGCGTTCGACAACGTCAAAGAACAGATTCGGGCGCAACAGGCACTGGTGTCTGCACAACAGTCCATGACGAGCCTGTCTCTCGCTGGCCCAAGCGCGCCGCGCGCCATCTCCATCACCGATTTGGACGACCGCATCGTTATCACGGTGGGCGCAGCTGAACTGCGGCTGACCCATGAAGAGGCCACGCGCCTGTTCGCAATTGGACGCGGCGCCAACGACAAACCCCAACAGAAAGGAGGCGCCTGATGCGTGCATTCCTATGGACCGCAGCCGTCCTCATTGCCGTTGGCGTGCTGTGCCGGGCCTTTTGGCTGACCGTGCGCAGCTTCCCACCCCAGACCACTGGCAACTACGTGCTGAGCTTGATCGGTGACGTCGCGTTGCTCTGCTGGGTCTCCTACCTGCTGGCGGGCGACAGCTGTGCCTGAGCACCCGCGCCGCCGCGCCAGCCCATACAGCCACGAATCCAGCTCCCTGCGGCTGACGTCCCATTCGTCGTCCAGGACCTCGTCCTCCACGACCACCACAGCCAGGACAAAGACATGAACTACGACCACCTTCCACCCCAGCACGCACGGGGCCGCAACCCAGACCTGGAATACACGAACCTGCGCATGAACCTGCCGGTGTTCACCTACCAGATGCTCGACTCGTCGGTCCAGATCCGCATGCGCGCAGGCGAGCCCCGCTGCAGCGTGAACCAGGTGATCAACGAAATCCTGGACCCGTGGGCCGACCTCCGTTGGCGCCAGTCCGATATGGACCTGCGCCTGATGCCGGAGAACCCTTTCGAGATCGTTTCCTACCGCCCGCGCGCCGGCCAGCCCGAGGTCGAGCTCATGGAAGTTCGCGCCTCGGTGCGCAAGTTCACCCTGGACGTGATCCAGGCGCACATCGATGTCCTGTACAGCGGAGATAGCGATGCAAGCCGGGGCGATGTGATCCGCCAGATCCTGACCAGCTGGGCTTTGAAGCGTTGGCATGAGTCCAGTATCACGATCGAGCGTGTGCCTGTGAATCCTTTCGCTGTGGCATCGGCTCCCAGGGGCGAGGAGGGCGGCAATGTCTGAAGTCGTCAGCCTCGACCGCATCAAGGCCCTGGCGCACGCAGCGCGCGCCGCTGGCCAGCCCATCGAACAGGCATGCCCATGGCCGGCCACGACACCCGCTGGCCAGGCCTTCGCCCGCGCCTACGAGGGCCAGGAGCCGGCATGAATCTCTCCATCCGTTTTGTCGAGGCCGGCAAGGTGCGCATCGAAGGCCGGCCAGCGCCGGAGCCTGTCCTGATGGTGCACTTCGCCGAGATCCCTGAATCCATGCCCCTGGAGCAGCAGGCCCTTGAGATGCGCATTCAGGCCCAGGGCCTGCTGCTGCACGCCGACATGCTGGACTTCCAGCGCACCGGCAAGGTTCTGCACCGCCAATGCGCCGATCGGGCAAAGCGCGCCATGTATGCCCTGATCGCGCTGCGCACGCCCGAGCGCCAGGCCGAGATGGAGCGCGTGCTGGGAGGTGCTCCCAATGCGTGACTACGCCAAAGCCGTTCCCAAGATGTGGCACGGCAAGACCTTCAAGGCCCTGCGCAAGCAGCCGGAGGGGCTTGTGGTGGCCTTGTACCTGATGACCTCGCCCAGCTCCAACATGCTGGGCCTGTATGCCCAGCCCGTGCTGTACATGGCCTACGAAACCGGACTGGGTGAAGAAGGGGCTCGCAAGGGCCTTCAACAGTGCATCGAAGCGGGTTACTGCTCCTATGACGATGAGTCGGAATTCGTGTGGGTGCACGAGATGGCCAGCTACCAGATCGCCTCTGAACTGAAGGGGTCTGACCTGCGCTGCAAGGGCATCCAGAAGGACTACGACGCCTTGCCGGACAACCCGTTCCTGGGCGAGTTCTTCGACCGCTACGCCGAAGCATTTCATCTGCATGGACGAAGGGGAGAAGAAGGGGCTATGCAACCCCCTTGCAAGACCCTACGAAGCCAAGAACAGGAACAAGAACAAGAACAGGAGCAGGAAAAGAAAGAGCCTTACGGCTCTGTCGGCAGCGCCGACGACCGGCCCGGCGAAAACGCACCTGGCAAGCCTGGACTGCCGAACTGCCCGGTTCAGGACCTGGTCGACCTGTACCACGAAGTCCTGCCCGAACTGCCGAAGGTTCGCCTGCTCAACGATGGCCGCCGCAAGGCCGTGGGCAAGCTGTGGCGCTTCGTCCTGACGAGCAAGAAATCCGACGGCACGCCCCGTGCTGAAACCGCCGAGCAGGCCACGGCCTGGTTCCGCGAGTACTTCGGCCGTGCCCGCGACAACGACTTCCTGATGGGCCGCGGCTACCGCAGCGGAGAGCACGCCAGCTGGCAGTGCGATCTCGACTTCCTGCTCAGCGAAAAGGGCATGAAGCACGTCATCGAAAAAACGAGGACCACAGCATGAACGCCCGCTCCATGCCCCCTCTGGACGAAGATTTCGACGGCGCCGCCGTGATGCCGCTGGCCAGCTTCGAGGCTGAGCACGCTGTGCTGGGCTCCCTGCTGATGGACAGCCGGCTCTACGACGTGGTCGGCGACCTGCTGCAGGCCAAGGACTTCGCGGACGAGACACACGGCGCGATCTACGGCGCCATCTCCGCGCTGGCCGTGGCCGCCAAGGCTGTGGACCCGATCACGGTGCACGAGCAGCTGGGCGGGCAGGTCGATCTGGGCTACCTCACGGCCCTCTTCAACGCTGGGACCGTCAACGGCTCGTCTGCCCGGCGCTACGCCGAAATCGTCCGGGAGCGTGCGCTGAGCCGCCAGCTGCTGGGCGTGGTGGACAAGGCCCGCGAGCTGGCGCGCGACCATGCTCTGCCCATTGGCGACCGCATCGAGCAGGTCTCGGCGCAGCTGGCCGGCCTGGCCTCCGATGGCCCGGGCGACGAGTGGATCGGCGCAGACGCTGGTGTGGTTTCGTTCCTGCAGGACCTGGACCAGCGCAGCGTCGGCGTTGAAGAACCTTTCCTGCCCACTGGCCTGCGCGACCTGGATCACAAGCTGGACGGCGGCATGCGGCCCGGCGACCTCGTGGTCATCGGTGCGCGCCCCTCCATGGGTAAGACCGCCCTGGCCCTGGCCATCGGCGAGCACGCCGCCAAGCTGGGCCAGACCGTCGCCATGTTCTCGCTGGAGATGTCGTGCGCAGCGCTGTACGAGCGCCGCATCGCGATGGAGTCCGAGGTGTCGATGAGCATCATCCGGCAGCCCAAGGGCCGCATGACCGACAGCGACTATGCGGCCGTGTGCAGGGCAGGGGAGTGCATCCGGCAGCGCCCCTTCTACGTGAACGACCGCACCGGCCTGAACATCAACACGCTGCGCACCAAGGCCCGCGCCCTGAAGCGCCGGCACGGCCTGCGCCTGCTGATCGTGGACTACCTGGGCCTGATGGAGGGCACCAACCCCAAGGACACGCGCACCGCGCAGCTGGGCGAGGTCACGCGCAACCTGAAGAAGCTGGCCAAGGAGCTCGGCATCACCGTGCTGTTGCTGGTCCAGCTGAACCGCGAGGTCGAAAAGCGCGTTGACCAGATGCCCATGATGTCCGACCTGCGCGACTGCGGCGAGATCGAGCAGGACGCCGACATCATCCTCTTCCCCCACCGCCCCATCCACCTCAAGCCCAGCCTGGGCGATGCCTGGCGGTACTACGCCAGCCTGCGCGTGGCCAAGCAGCGCGGCGGCGCCACGGGCGATCTGAACCTCAGGTATGTGGGCCACCTGGTCCGCTTCGAGAACTGGAACGGCGACAAGCCGAGCACCACCCCTGGCCGTTCGGCCGACTTCGAGTGAAAGAGACCACCATGATCACCTTTACCGTTCCCGGCCAACCCGTCGGCAAGGGCCGCCCCCGCATCGGCAAGGTGGGCCAGCACGCCCGCATGTTCACGCCCGCCAAGACCGTGAACTACGAGGGCTTGGTGGCCCACGCCGCCAGCATCGCCATGGCCGGCCGCGCGCTGCTGGAAGGCGCCATGGACGTTCACCTGCTCATCAACTGCCAGGTGCCGGCCAGCTGGTCCCGCAAGAAGCAGCAGCAGGCCCTGGCCGGCGCCATCCGTCCAACGACCAAGCCGGACATCGACAACATCGAGAAGGCCGTCTACGACGCCATCAACGGCGTGGTCTGGAAGGACGACGTGCAGGTGGTGGATGTCGTGAAGACGAAGCGCTACGCGGCCGCGCCCGGTGTGATAGTGACGATCAAGCCCGTGGGCGAGCAGGAGCCCTCGGTAGAGCAGGGCGATTTGCTGGGAGCGCTGGCATGAGTGAGCACCTGACCGTCCTGCTCAAGACGCCCGAGCAGGGGCATATCGCCGTCACCAGCGCCTGGCGGCAGATCAAAGGCTGGCTGCGCGACGGCAAGCGCTTGGTGCTGGAGATCCGGCCCGAGTGCCGGGAGGAGCGCCACAGCCGGCACTTTCACAGCCAGATCAACCAGATCAGCAAGCAGCTGGGCGGGGACTTGGCCAACGTGGAGGACGCCAAGCGCATCCTGATCAGCGCCTTCCGCGTGGACACGCTGGACGATGTGCAGTTCCGCGACGAGTGGGTGCGCCTGGGCGAGATGCGGATGGGCCGTGGCCTGCGCGGCGAGGTCGTGATGCTGGGCGTGCCCACGAAGAAGTTCTCGAACAAGCTGGCCAAGGGACTCGTCGAATGGCTCTATGCCTTCGGCACCGAGGCCGGCGTGGTGTTCAAACCGTGGGAGGACGAGATGCGATGAATTGCTGGCCCTGAAAAAGGAAAGCCCGCGCGAGGCGGGCGATCCCGGACTGTTGTCCTGAGCAAGCAATAGTCTACCGGGAGAAGCCATTGACCACCACCACCACGCCGCAAATCGACGACCGCACCAGCGCCGACATCATCTGGGCCACTATCCAGGACCTGCACACTCAGGGCCAGGTCTGCTCGCGCTCGGAACTGCAGGCCATCACAGGCCTGAAGATGACCATCATCGATGACCACGTCTCGCGCCTGATCGATGACGGCCGCCTGCGCCGCATTCGGGATGGTGTCTTCGCGCCAATGATGGGCCGGCCTGAGCCCGAGGCTGTGTCGATGACGGAATTGCCGGAGGGGTTGGTGATCATTGAGGCTGGTGACCAGCAATTGCGCGTCAATGAGGCCACTGCCCGGCGCATTGCCCGGATGTTCCAGGGCTACGCAATGCAGTTCTCTAACATGCAGACCCAGCACGACATGGGCGCCATCCTGACCGAGTTCACAGTGCGCAATCGACATCAGGCCGACGAGATCCTGGAGCTGCGCAAGGTGGTTCTGCAGTTGCAGAAGAGGGTGCAGGATGGGGGTGCTGGGCAGATGTCGCTTATCGGCTGAGGCTCACCAGCCTTCGCGTCGATAGTGGTCCGCGTCGGTCATGTGGGCGCCGTGCATCTCGTCTTTGTAGAGCTGCCATGCTCCTGCGAACATGGTGAACACTCCGACTGCAAGTACAGCGAGCCATATCCACGTCAGGACGGTCGGGCCATGCGTGCGCACTCCTATCGGCATCAATGAACCCACGAGATCTTCCAAGTTGGAGATGAGCGCGGCGATCAAACACGCGGCGAGGCCGCACAGGCCTGCTATGGGTCCGCGCCACTTGCCGAATCGGTGTGCCATCTTTCCCGTGTCCAAAAGCCAAAGCATGCGTGTTTCCTCCAGTGTGTGACCGTGTCGTGTTTGCGTTCGAATGATAGCCATCCTTTAGGATGGAATAAATTTACAGGGAGTAGAGCTGATGCAGGAGACGTTGGTTCAATGGCTGGTAACTGGACTTGGGATGGCCGCTTGGGGTATCCCTTTTTTTCTGTTACTGCTCTGGATTTTTATAAAGCGCGGGGAAGCCTATCTTTCTGAAAAAGGAAAGAACTTGGCAACCAAGGAAGATTTCAAAGAAATAAAGCTTCGGCTCGAAGAAACGACACGAACCACTGCAGAAATTCAACGTTCGGTGAACGATCGAGGCTGGCTTGCGCAGCAGCATTGGGTGCGCAGGGAGACGCAGTACTTAGATGTCATCAAGACATGCTTGCAGTATGAATTTGCGACTCTCACACTAGCGGCGCATCTTCTGCATGTGGAGAAGGCACGTGTGAAATTCGACGAGTCTTTGCGTGACGCCTATTTGGATGCCACCAAGGAAATTCATGTGGCATTTGGGTTGGCAGATTTGTTCATCCGAGCGGGAAGGCCTCGGGCTGTTGCGGTATTTTTCGCACAAGAAGCACCGAAGTTTCCAGACGTTGGGGAACTAAGTGCAGCCGACCTCTTCCAGCGGTCTCAAAAATGTGCGCTGGCCCGCATAGCAATCACCAATTTAGGACGAGAGGAGTTGGGTAGCTTCGACGCCAGTTGGAGAGGTCACTCTTCCACACCCCGCTAGGGTTCGCTTAAAAGACACGCGCCCGGGAGACTCCGGGCATGCCTTCCAACCCCGCAGTTCCCGATCAAGCCCCCAGTGCAGGGGGCGCAGCCCCCGGCCCCCGCTCCCCTGATTGGGAGCGCATAGAGCTGGACTACCGGGCCGGCATCAAGACACTTCGCCAGATCGCCGACGAGAACGGCATCACCCATGGCGCTATCAACAAGCGCGCCAAGCGGGATGGATGGGAGCGCGACCTGTCCCAGAAGATCCAGGCCAAGGCTGATGCTCTGGTATCCAGGGCGGCGGTATCCAGCCAGGTATCCGCGGATACCAAAGTCCGGGAACGGGCTGTCATCGACGGCAATGCCCAGGCTGTGGCTGACGTGCGGCTGGGCCACCGCAAAGATGCGCGCCGTGTTCGCGAGCTCACCAACAGGCTCATGGACGAGCTGGAGCAGCAGACCGATCCCGCCACCCTGGCCAAGCTGCAGGAGCTGGCTGCGGCCGTGGTGACGCCTGGCGAAAAGCCCGGCCGCGACCGCTACGGCGAACTGCTGGAGGCCGTGATCAGCCTGCCAGAACGCTCCAAGACCCTGAAGGTGCTGGCCGAGAGCCTGCGCATCGTTGTGGACATGGAGCGAACCGCCTTCGGCATGGACAAGGTCGATCCCGTGGGCGCCGGGCCAGGCGAGGGCGGTGTGGCTCGCATCGCTGTGGAGTTCGTCCGGCCGGCTGCGCGGGAGGACGACGCCGCATGAACGCGCCTGCCGAGCTCCCATTCACCAAGCTGCAGCTGGCCGAGAAGCTGCAGCCCCTGTTCTCGCCCAGGCGCTACAAGGTCATGCACGGTGGCCGTGGCGGCGGCAAGTCCTGGGCTGTCGCTGCTGTCCTCCTGGCCATGGCCGCCGACCGGCCGCTGCGCGTGCTGTGCGCCCGCGAGATCCAGCGGTCCATGAAGGACTCGGTGCACCGCCTGCTGAAGGACACCATCTCGCGCCTGGGCCTGGAGGCGTTCTTCGAGGTGCTGGACTCCGAGATCCGGGGCATCAACGGCTCGCTGTTCCTGTTCTCGGGCCTGCAGTCCCACACGGTGGACACCATCAAGTCCTTCGAGGGCGTGGACATCGTCTGGGTGGAAGAGGCCCACGGCCTCAGCAAGAAGTCCTGGGACGTGCTGATCCCGACCATCCGCAAGGAGGGCTCCGAGATCTGGCTGACCCTGAACCCGGACATGGAGACGGACGAGACCTACCAGCGGTTCATCGCCACGCCCAGCCCGGACACATGGGTCTGCCAGATCAACTGGCGCGACAACCCCTGGTTTCCTGTGGTGCTGGAGGACGAGCGCCAGAAGGCCAAGCGCTCCATGCTCAAGGACGACTACGAGCATATCTGGGAGGGCAAGGCCCGCAAGGTGGCGGCCGGCGCCATCTACCGCCACGAGGTGGAGCACCTGTATGCCGACGGCCGGGCCTGCCGCGTCCCCTACGACCCGCGCCTGCCCGTGCACACGGTCTGGGACTTGGGCTGGAATGACGCCATGACCATCACCATGGTGCAGGTCGGTCCGCAGGACGTGCGCGTCATCGACTACCTGGAAGACAGCCACCACACCTATGACTGGTATGTGACCCAACTGGAGAAGCGCCCGTATCGCTGGGGCATCGACTACCTGCCGCACGACGGCAAGACCAAGAACCCGCAGACCGGCAAGAACGCCGAGATGCTGCTGCGCGAGCTGGGGCGCCGCCAGGTGGTGTGCCTGGCCGCGCTGGACGTGGAAGAGGGCATCAAGGCCGCCCGCATGCTGTTCCCGCGCTGCTACTTCGACGCGGTGAAGACGGCGCGCCTGCTGGAGTGCCTGAAGCGGTATCAGCGCCACGTCAGCACCAAGACCGGCGAGGCCATGGGGCCGCTGCACGACCAATACAGCCATGGTGCCGACAACTTCCGCTACATCGCTCAATCGGCCGAGCACATGCTGCGCTCACAGCAGCAGCGGCCCGTCGCTTCTCGGGGCGGCGGCTGGCAGCCACTGGACAACGAGATAGGGTACTGACATGCAAGCCACCACCAACCATGGGGGCCTGCTGGCCCAGCAGCACGACGACAGCGGCGAGCCCCAGCGCGACCTGCGCGCCGAGTTCGTCCTGACGCTCCTGTCCAAGCGCCGCGAGGCCATTGCCGGGCGTGCCGGCTCCGGCATCGAGGAGGAATGGACCGAGGACGAGGAGCACTACCAGGGCATTGACGACGCCAACCGCAATTTCCAGAACGCCAACCAGCTGTACCGCAGCAGGAAGGCGGCCATGGTCGGCGGCCAGCCCAAGCAGCAGGGCCCGGCCCGGTCGGTGGTGTTCCTCAACATCACGCGCCCCTACACCGATGCGGCCAGCGCGCGCGTGGCGGACATGCTGCTGCCCACGGATGACAGGGCCTGGGAGATCAAGCCGACGCCTCTGCCGCGCCTGAGCGGGCCGCAGCTGACCATGCTGGCCCAGGCCATGGGCGCCACGGACTCCGCTGCCGTGCACGCGCAGATGGCTGCCCAGGCGGCCGAGGCCAAGGAAGCCGCTGAGCGCATGCAGCAGGCCATCGAGGACCCGCTGGTGGAAAGCAATTGGCACGGCGAGGTGCGCCAGGTCATCGAGGACTCCGCGCGCATCGGCTCCGGCGTGCTCAAGGGGCCGTTCCCAATCACCCGCACGGCACGCATGACCCGGAAGGACCCGGCCACGGGCCTGACCGAGTTCATCAAGGTGGACGAGATCAAGCCCGGCTCCAAGCGCATCGACGTCTGGAACTTCTTCCCGGATCCAGCTTGCGGCGAGAACATCCACAACGGCAGTTACACCTGGGAGCGTGAGCACATCGGCCGGCGCCAGATCAAGGAGATGGCGGCCGATCCCAGCTATGAGACTGCCGAGCTGCTGGCCGCGCTGCGCGAAGGCCCGTCCCGAACCCGCGAGGGCACCGAGGCCGTTTACCGGCCGGGCGAGGACGAGTTCGAGATGTGGATCTTCTACGGCCACTGCGCCCGCGAGCACCTGGCGCGCCTGGGCGTGGAGATGGAGGAGGGCGACGAAGACCGCGTGCCCACCATGGCGGTGATGATCAACGACCGCCTGGTCAAGGTCGTGCTCAGCCCCCAGGACGATGGCGAGTTCCCCTATGACGTGTTGGCCTGGCAGCGTCGCCCCGGCATGCCCTGGGGTGTCGGCATCAGCCGGCAGATCCGCACGGCACAGCGAATGCTCAATGGATCGGCCCGCGCCATGATGGACAACGCCGGCCTGTCGGCCTCGCCGCAGATCGTCATCGGCAACGGCATCACCCCGCAGGACAACAGCTTCTCGCTGCGCCCCGGCAAGGTCTGGCGCGCCGAAGCCGACGCGGATGCCTCCGACGTGCGCGCCGCCTTCAATGCCTTCGTGGTGCCCAGCGTGCAGGCACCGCTGATGAACATCATCAACTTCGCGCTGAAGATGGCCGAGGACACGACGGGCATGCCAGCCATGCTTCAGGGCATCCGCGGCGATGCACCCAACACCCTGGGCGGCATGCAGATGCAGAACAACAACGCCACCAGCGTGCTGCGGCGCCTGGCCAAACGGTTCGACGACTACATGACCCGGCCCCACATCCAGCGGTATTTCGACTGGATGATGACCTACTCGGACGACGAGTCCATCAAGGGCGACTTCCAGATCGACGTGCGCGCCTCCTCTGCGCTGGTGGAGCGCGACGCCCAGCAGCAGTTCCTGATGACACTGCTGCAGGTGTCGGCCAATCCCATCTACGAGCTGGACCCCGCGAAGCTGGCGGCCGAGCTGTGCAAGGGTCAGCGCCTGGACCCCGCCAACTTCCAGTACACGGACGAGCAGAAGGCCCAGCGCGCCCAGCAGGGCCAGGACCCGACGCTGGAGGCCAAGGCCAAGCTGCTGGAAGCTCAGGCAGGCAAGACCGAGGCAGAGGCGGGCAGGGCTCGGGCGCAAACCGTCGGCGTCAATGTCGAGTCCCAGTACAGCAGCACGCAGGCAGCACAGGTGCTGGCGTTGAACCCTGCTACCGCCGGCATTGCCGATGGACTGCTGCGCTCCGGCGGATACGTCGATCACGATGCGGCACCGATCATTCCGCAGCCTTCGGGCTGGATCACACCTCAGCAACAGCCAGACCCCGGCGCCATGCCCAACAACACCGACCCGCTGACGCCGCTGCGCACCGACAGCCCGCTGCTGGGCGTGCGCCAGGGCATCGAGACGCCGGCCGCTGACGGTGCGCGGGGCTGACCCCCGGCCAGGGTTCGTCATAGGCGCTGCTTCCCGGAACACTGGCCTCCATGAATCAGGGCCTGGACTTCACCTCACCGACATGGCGCGCCATTGAGCGCCATGCCAACGCGCAGATCGACACCCTGCGCAAGAAGAACGACAGCCCAACCATGGACGCGCTGCGCACCGCCGAACTGCGTGGGCGCATCGCGGCCTGGAAAGAACTGCTTGCGCTGGCCCCGTCAGCCCAGGCACAACCCGCCGACGCTGGTGGCGAAAGCTACTGACCTTGGCATGACACACAGGAGTGCATGACGCATGGATCCGCAACAACAGCAGGAACAGGCGCAAGAGCGGGAAGCTTTCGAGCAGGCCTTTGCCAGCGTGACCGGAACGGAGCCGCCGCCAGCCCCCGCCGCAGCATCTTCGGATGTGTCGGCCGAGGCTGGTGCAGCACCCGCGCCGGCACCTGCAGAAGCCACCGCACCAGCGCCCGCAGCCGCAGCGCCCCAGGCCAGCGTTGCACCACAGGACGGCTCCGATGCGCCGCCCGCACCCGAGGGGCAGCAAGCCCAGCCGGTGCAGGCAGCAGTCGATGACGACCCCGTGGTGTTCGAGGGCTACAAGCAAAGCGAGCTCAAGCGCCTGCTGGGAAGTGTTGCCAAGGTGGAAACGCTCGAGCAGCAGCTGCGCAAGGCCAACGGGAAGATCGGCGAGCTCAACAGCCGCATCCAAGCCCCGGCGCCCGCGCCAACTCCGACGCCAGCCCCGGCGCCCGAGTTGCCTCCGGAGCTCAAGCAACTGGAGCAGGACTACCCCGATGTCGTGCAGTTGGTTCGCCACATGGTCGCAGGCCAGCAACCCCGCCAGGAAGCCCCGCCGGCTGAAGTGCAGCAACCCGTGGCCACGGGCGGCGCACATGCAGCTCAGGCCGAGCTCGACCCCATGGTGGTGGAGATGGCCGTGCTGGACCGCACAAACGCAGGTTGGCGCGAAAAGATCGACTCACAGGAATTCAACCTGTGGCTGACCTCCCAGGGGGAGCAGGTGCAGCAGGAGTTCGCCGAAGTGGCCACGGCCGAGGGCATGGGCTCTCTGCTGGGCAAGTACGACGCATGGACCAACGCCCGCGCCACCGCCGCCGACAAGGCCGCGAAGGGGCAGGCACGGCTCAAGGCTGCCGTCACGCCCACAGGCAACGCACAGCGTCCCCAGACCGCGCCGACCGAACAGGAAGCATTCATTGCCGGCTTCAAGTCGGTGGTTGGCCGATAAGGCCGAAAGGAGAACATCGTGACTTTCACGACCGGAAATCCCGCCGAGCGAATCGGCAAACTCAAGAGTGAGATCCTGGGTCACGCCGTCGGCGTCGAAGTCCTGGGTATCACGGGCAAGCAGAGCGCCATGCCGCGCAATGTGGGCCAGACCATCGTCTATCGCCATTACCTGCCCTACGGCGCGACGGCGGCGGACTTCAACACCATCAACCGCCCTCTGGTGAGCGTCAATGCCCACGAGCTGCAAGAAGGTGTGACGCCCTCGGCCGACTCCCTGGTGCCGCAGGACATCGAGGTGAAGCTGCGCGAGTTCGGCTGCCTGTACCAGCTGACCAACCGTGTGGCCGATACCTACGAGGACGACGTGCCTGCTGAAATGAAGAAGCAGTGCGGCGAGCGTGTGGGCCTGCTGCGCGAGATGATCCGCTACGGCGTGATTAAGAGCTGCGCCAACGCCTTCTATTCGGGCGGCTCCTCGCGCAATGCCGTCAGCGGGAAGATCACCTCGAACCTGCTGCGCAAGATCAGCCGCAACCTGCAGGCCAACCACTCCAAGCGAGTGACGGGCATTCTGGCTCCGTCGGCCAACATCAGCACGTCGCCTGTCGAGGCCTCGTATCTGGTGTTCGTGCACACCGATGCCGACTCCGATGTGCGTGATCTGCCCAAGTTCACGCCCGTGGCCGAGTACGGCAGCCGCAAGGTAGTGAGCCAGTACGAGCTGGGCAGCGTGGAGAACTTCCGCTTCATCACTTCTCCCGAGCTGGCTCCCTACGCCAACGCTGGCGCGGCCATCGGCAGCACCGGCCTCATGGGCGGCACCAATGTGGACGTCTACCCGTTCATCGTGGTGGGCGAAGACGCATGGGGCCAAGTGGCTCTGCGCGGGGACAACGCGCTGGACCCCACCTACATCCCGGCCGGCCAGAAGGACAAGAGCGACCCGCTGGGCCAGCGCGGCTACGTGGGCACGCGGTTCTACATGAACTGCACGCTGCTCAACGAGGGCTGGATGGCGGTGGCCGAGGCCGGCGTCTCTGCGCTGACCTGAAGCCGCGGCGGCGCGAAAGCGCTCCCGCTTCCAACCCATTGAACCGACAAGGAGCACATCATGGCTGACAACGTTGCGGGTCAGACCCGCACCCGCTCGGACGACCAAGGCACGCCTGGCTTTGCCCAGGGCAAGGTCGTCTTGGACGCCACCACCATCGTGGCCGGTGACGATCTCTTCTTCCCTGTGGGCTTCAAGCCGCGCTACGTGCGGCTGCAAAGCTCCAGTGGCGTCTGCATCGAATGGTATGCAGGCATGGCCGAGAACTCTGCCTTCAAGGCTGCTGCTGACGGCGCACGCACGCTGTCCGCATCGGCGGGCGTGAAGACCGACCCGCGCGGCTTCCGCGTTTCCCAGAACGCCACGTTGGCGGCCGTGGTCGCGTCCCAGACGCTGTACTACGTCGCCCAGGTCTGAACCAAAGCCCGGCCCAGTGCCGGGCGCAACCCCCTCATTTCAGGAGAAACGCATGGCACGCAACACCACCGCAGTGGATGCAACCAACCAATACCTCGGCAAGGAGTCCACCGTCCAGATCGGTGAGATCGGCCAGGGCGACGTCGAGGTCGTCGACAAGCCGCTGCCCTCTGGTGCGCTGGAGCTCGAAGCCTTCATGAACGAACCCGTCACGGTCATGGTCTACGAGTCCACCGACGAGAACGACATGGACATGGTGCTGGTGGGCGTGAATGGCGTTTCCCAATACTTTCGCCGCGGCGTGGCCCAGACCGTGAAGCGCAAGTTCGTGGAGCGTCTGGCACGCGCCAAGCGCACCGACTTCGATCAGAAGCTCGATGACCGTCTGGGTGAGGCCATGAACAACCTGCGTCAGCGCCACGGCCTGCGCTACCCCTTCACCGTCGTCGAAGACCGCAACCCCCGTGGCGGCGCGTGGCTCAAGGGCGTGCTGGCTGAAACCCAGTAATCGAACCGAGGCCCGCCATGAACCTCCAGGAGATGATCCAGCTGTATCGAGCCCAGGCCGACGATGCCGAGCCCGATCCGCTGTGCCGGGACCCGATCCTGACGATCTACGCCAACGAGGCCCAGGAGGAGGCGTGCCGCCGCGCCCAGCTGCTGCGCGATTCCACCTCTCCCATGTGCAAGGTGGCGTTCGGGGCGGGCGACGAGTCCGTGGCCCTGGCCCCGCAGGTGGTGCGCGTGCTGCGCGCCTTCGTGGCCGGCCAGGCCGTGGAAGTGCTCAACGTGGAAGAGATGGACTGCGCCATGCCGGGCTGGCAGTTCCAAGAGCGCCAGGACGTGCCGCAGCGCCTGGTCACCGGCTTGACCACGGGCCGCCTGCACCTGTGGCCTACGCCAGCAGCAGCCGGCGAGATCCGGCTGACCGTGCAGCGACTGCCCCTCAAGACGCTGCGCTGCGACATCGACAAGCCAGAGATCCGCCCGGAGCTGCACAAGGCCCTTGTCGAATGGATGCTCTACCGGGCCTACAGCACTCAGGACACCGAGCTGTACAACGATGCCAAGGCCGCCGTCTGCCTGCGCCGCTTTGAGGAAGAGTTCGGGCGCAAGGCCAGCGGGCGCAATGAGGAATGGGTGCGGTCGCGCGAGGTGGCTGTGCCGGGGCCGCTGGCCTGACTCTTCATCATCCCCAAACTGGCGGCTTGCAAGCAGCGTTCGATAGTCCCAGGACATCTGGGAAAAAATCGCCGAAGGTCCAGAAGATCGTGCCCATCGCTGCTGCCCAACTGGAGAAGTGGGTATAGACCACTCGTTTGGGGATACCCCAACGCCAGGGCTCATTGAACTGTTCTGTTCTTGCCGCCATGTATCCTTGAATCACCACGGCGACTCCAACCAAGACCCCTCCCATTCGTGGAAGCCAACATACATCGGGCCAGAGATTCATCAGCACGCGCGACGATGTATATACAGTGAGAAGCGCGCATGTGTTTATCCAGTGGGAGTAGTTGCGCTCGTTGATAAAACGCGTCAGAAGACGATTCATTAAATAGTTTCAATCTGTTTTGGTGGCTCTATCCTAACGCTTGGATTTGGATGGAAGCTACGCAGCTGGGGCATTCATGAAAGCCCCCCAGTACGGTTTTCAACAGTTTCTGTTGTGAGCCACACTGCCATGAAGCAACCAAGGAACGCTCATGGCCACCAATCCTTTCCTCGAAGAAGCCCGCCGACGTGATGCTCTGGTGGGCCAGATCCCAACCGGCGGCCAGCGGCAGGCCCCGGCAGCGGACGGCTCGCAAGGCAACATCCTGAACAACGACCTGGGCCGCAACCTGGCCGCGCTGCCCAGCGTGGGCAACATCCCTGGCGCGGCGCTGCGTGGCACTGGGCTGGTCGCCCGGGCCTTCGGTGCTGCACAGCCGGCAATGTCCGGCGTGGGCCAAGCCGCACAGGCAGCAGCACCCTATGCGCCCGTGGTGGCCGGCGGTGCCGCACTGGCCGGCGCCGCGAATGCCGACACCCCGAGCACCACGCCGCCGCCCATGGCCCGGCCTGTGTCGCCTTTGGTGCAGGCTGCACGGGACAACCCGGTGACGCCCACGCCCGCACCTGCTGCAGCACCAGCACCCGCTGCCGCCCCCGGCACCACCTCCAACGTCTCCCGCATCGGCAACAGCTACTCCGGCACCAACGTGGCCGGCGACATCTCGATCAACGGCTCCGCCCCGCGTGGCTCCGTCACATCGCTTCCGGCCGGCGCAGCACCCTCTGGCTTCGGCGGCCCCTTGGTCCAGGCCGCTGGCATCAGGCCCTGGGGCAGCGACCGGCCCGGCTTCAGCATCATGGACAACCCCATGGTGGCGCGTGCACTTGGTGGCGGCCCCAGCGCACAGAACATGGGCGCAGCCGACAACCTGGCCGCCCAGGGCAACATCGAATCCATGGCCCGTCTGCGGGCCTCGGGCCAGATTGCCACGCCCGGCCCCGGCCCGTCCATGAGCCTGTCCGGTGGCACCCTCGGTATCCGCCGTGCCCCAAGCATCGTGGCCTCCGAGCTGGGCGCGCAGCGTGGCTTTGACCGTGCCGAGGGCCGCGACCCCGCATCCCTGCAGCGCGCCACCTCCATCTACCAAGCGCTGCTCCAGCAGCAGGGGCAGAACCAGCGCGCTGGCATGCAGGCCGGGCTGACCCAGCAGCGCCTGGACATGGACCGCGAGACGCAGGGTTACACGAACCGCACGAACCGGCTGGTGGAGGCGGCGCGCAATCAGGTGGCCCAGCAACAGGACCCGACCAAGCGCCGCAGCCTCGTGCAGTACATGCGGGACATCGAGGGCGGGGCGCCGCAGTCTGATCCGTATCTGGTGGTGCCCGGCGGGCAGCAGGTGGACCCAACCAGCGGCCGGGCCTACAACACCCCATCCACGGTGTTCAATCGCCAGAGCGGGCAGTTTGTGCTGCAGCCGGGGCAGCAGGCCCAGGGTCAACAGTTCCAGGCTGGCCAGGTCTACGTGGATGGGCAGGGCCGTCGCGCCAAGTTCAACGGTACAGGCTGGGAGCCCGCATAGGTCAGTTCACCGGGCGGGCAGTCGATGGGTCGAATGGGATGTCATACAGCCGCCGACAAGCCATCCCAATCAACTCCGCCGCCCTGGTGCTGCGCGTATCTCCCGCCTTCTTCGCTGTGCACTCTGGCCCGGACTTGAACCCCAGCATGCCCCGGCCATCTCCCTGGGGCACGGCCTGAATCCCGCCAGGGTGCTCAGCGCTGCAGACCTGGAACACTGCCTGGGCTGCGACATCGTTCTGCGTGCCGGGGAGCTTGTCGAGCAGGCAGGTGGCCATGTTGGCGGCCAGGGCCGGGGCGGCGAGGAGGAGGGCGGGGAGGATTAGGAGGGGGCGCATGGGCGGAATGTAGCAGTCCTTTCTACAGAAACCTCACATCTATCGATGCCACCGCAGTGACCTGCCCGCTACATGAATCTTTGACAACGCACTCACATGAACCTCTACAACCTCTCCTTGTATACTGCCGCGATGGTCAAGTTACAACCTCAAACAATTGCCCAGTCGCTCATGGAAAAAATCCAAGAGCACTTGAATACAGAAGAGGCTGTGTCTGACTGGGATATGAGGCTGCTTCAACGCGAGGCAGATGCACTGGCAAAAGTAGATCCAGCTGCCGCCAGTGTATGCAGGTCTGCGCTTGCCGTTCTTCAATGGGATATCGATAAAGTTGATTATTGGATTAACAACTCAATAAAACTTGATCCATCATCTGTCGTTTTTCTAAATGCGTCTGTAACGAGTCGACTAATCGGGAAGATACAGCAGTCTGCAGACTATGCAGAGCGAGCGATTGAATTAGATCCATTGAATGTGCCAGTTGTGCATAGTGCTTGTGATGGGTTGATTTTTGATGGTAGATATTCCAGATGCTTAGAACTAATTAATAAAATTGCTGGCGGCTCCACTAAACTGAAAATAATTGAAGATGATGTTAAGGATTGCCTGAATGAGATCTCTCGTTGCGGAACTGACGAGAATAAAATTCAGTATCAACTTAGAATTGTTTCGGATTTGGCAACTGAGCAGATGGTTCGTATCGTTGCCTTGGAGACGAAAGCTATTGATGATCCCGAGGGCTATAGTACCTATCGGGTCAGAGTCCGTTTTGTCGGCGGTATAGAAAAAGAGTTGGAGCTTGAGGACGCTCTAGCCGTAAGACTGTCATCTATTGATGGATGGGACCCTTTAAGTCTTAATGTTGAATTCAAATATCTAACTAAAGATGAGCTGCACGCCAGAGGATCTGCTTACATTAGCTGAAGCGCTAGCAGATAGTGAGCCATGCGGAGAAGCGCAAAGACGTTGCGCTATATCGCGTGCCTACTATTCGTTATTTCATGTTGTTGATAAGTTATTTGAAAAAATCAATGGTGACGCGCGAGTCGGCGGGGAGTCATCTCACGCGCATACTATTCGGCGAGTTAGAAGTTATTCCATGATATCTGATGCAGGCAGAGAAAGTGCAGCGAGGCTCGCGAAGGCTATGGTGCGGCTCAAGGATGAGCGAAATCAAGCTGACTATCATCTAGATGAAAAGATAGAAATGCGAGATGTGCAGGACGTGATTCAGAGGGTCCGTTACGCACACTCTCTGTGCGTCGATATAGAACGACGACGGCAAGTAGTTGCAGCGAACCAGAGACTGGAATAATTGGCTATTCTGGTCTAATATTAGCCCGCCCTGAGCGGGTTATTTGTTTGGACTTATTTTCAAGAGCCGAGGGAATCTATGGACGAGTTGACTCTGCTTGCTAGCAATGTGGCTATTGCATTTGTTGGTGGGCTGGTCGGCGCTGCGGGCGGTGCATGGGGTGCCCAGCGCATTGTTGAGAAGACCAGCATTAGAAAAGAGCTATTGTCAGAATTGAGAAGCGTTAATGCACTAATACAGTTGGGGGCATCGGTCTGTAATACAGCTATCGGCTTCAGGAGTCAGTTTTCAAGGTCGCTGCATGAAAATTTGGTTCAGAAACAAAATGATATTGAGTATGTCGAGAATTTGCATTTGATTGGCGGTGATCAGATATAACTTCAGTTTGATTTTCAGAGATTCCCATCGCCAGAAGCTCCTATTGAAATAATCCAGGAAATATTGCATTCCAAGATATCAAATAGTGGCAGGACCATAGCGGCTGCAAGTGAAATGTATGCTGCGCTCAGGGGCTTGGGAAAAGTCGTGCAAGAGCGTGATTTCATGATTCAGAGATTTGTGAGTGGAGAAATACCAAAGGATAAAGCTCACTACGTTTATCTTGGGTTAAGGCAAGAGGACGTTTTAGTCACAGATGTCACCTATCCAAAACTTGTGGAATCTATAGATTCTTTTGCTCAGGATTTAGCATTTTTTTCGCACATACTTTGTGTTGACCTAGTTGCTCATGGGCATAAGGTTCGGAATGCTTTAATAAACATCCTACGAAAAAAATCGCACTCATCGATACCTCGGGTTAGTACCATAGATTTCTCGAGGCCTCTAAATGCTGGATTTCTTCCTCCAGATAAAAATTATGCAAAGTGGCTTGCTGGATTTCATCTGACTGATAGCTCTGAGAGTACAGCCTCAAGTCTTATCGAGAGGCTTAGATCACGCGTGTGGCGTGGTCAAAAGAAAGGAAAACTGGCCGAGTAGCGGGCGCACTGGTTTTGAGAGTCCACACAAGCCCGCCCCGCGCGGGCTTCGTCGTTTCTGAACCCAGCCCTGCGCTAGAAGCTCATCACGTGCGTTCGCCTGCAGTCCAGTTCTGATTTGGGCACAGCATTTCGGCAGCTGCGGCTGATGGCGAAGCTTCTGTCGCCGGTGCGGCAATGGCTGCGGCTCGCAGTTGCCAAGGCAGGGTGCGGTGCTGCTTCGCGATGAGCCAAATCGCCGCAGCTATCGCAAGCGCTCCCAAAATAAGCAGGGCCAGTGCTCCCGTAGGCGACCACTGGGGTTGTTGGTCGCTGTCCTGGCCCGGCTTGCACTCATCCATGTGGACCCTCTGCCGAATTGGCAACGGCAGGAGTTATTGATACTCGCATGTCAGTACACCTCGATTGGTTAAATGTGAGCGCATGCTACCGTTTTTTCGGGTCTTGTACCAATATGTATCTTCTCCCAGGCTGTGAGGCTGTACAGGCGGCAATCAGCATGCCCACCCAGCTTAGGCCAACCCCTACCTCGTCATCTCGTTTTGGACGGCACAGGTGCGGTACAACAGGTTCAGAGTTTCTTTCGCTCAGTATTTCTTCAGGGTGCAGCCATGCCAGATTCAATCCAAGCCCCGTGCCCCCTATGCAACCTCCAGTGCACTGCCTTCCTCGAAGACTATGGAAAGTGGATGCACTTTTCCTGCCGCTGTTGTCGCGAGCTGAAGGTGAACAAGATGGTGATCAGCAAGCTCCGCGCTGAATCCAATGACGTGCGCGAGCAGCTGTCACAACAGGCGCGGGCCTTGAGGGATGGCGAATATCTCCACATCGCTGCAACGGATCAGGGCTCGTTGCTGCCCCGAGGGCAATCTGCCTGGACAGCTGAGGTGCGGACGCGGCCCGTGTGAGCAGCGTCCAAGAAAAAGGCCCGCTGGGCGGGCCTGGCTGCCTGTGCGGCAGTGAACACATTGTTCAGCGCGCACATGGCGCTGTAGACTTTCTGAGCTGCCTTTGCGGCAGTGAACCACCTGTCTTTTGCTTCTGCCGACAGATCACATTTCTGAGCTGCCTATACGGCAGTGAATTTTGGTGCAGGGCTAAGCACTCGAAGGAGGAGTTTCTGAGCTGCCTACGCGGCAGCGAATGCCGCGCGGCGCTGGGCTCTGTTGAGTTCCATTTTCTGAGCTGCCTACACAGCAGTGCCCGAAGCGTACCACTCCACGCCCAGAGGTGGCCACCGGCCCATGTTAGCGTGCCGGCGATAGCCAGCACTGAGCCCGGCACGAGCAGGAATAGGGGGAGGAGCTATGTATGGAGGTTTCCGAATTATCGCCCAATGTACTTGTGTTAGGCTGCCGCTGAGCTCCATGAATAAGCCGCCAAATTAACTTTCGGAGATAACTGCATTGACTTCAGGCAGCATCGCGGCGCAAAGCCCAAGACATGCTCGAGTATTGCCCAGCTTCGCTGTGCGCTTCGTCGCCAAGCCCCTCGACTGCACTTTAGGAATGGTAGATGCCAGCGAGCTGCTCGCTTGGCAGCGACCTTGTTTGCCCAGCAATGGAACGGCCAACGATCTACGGGCACACTTCGTCAAGCGCCGGCGTCCGTCGTTTGACGTCATATGGGAGTCGAGAGTCGACGTAAAAATTGTAGAGCAATGGCGGACCGTTCTAAATGATGAAGAGCGCTTGCGTATGGTGCCTCTGCTCAGGAATGAAGAAGCCATCAATTCGTTTCCGAGTCTGTCGCTGCGCGCTGTCAAAGACGCTTTGAGAATGCCAGTTGCTGATACGTTAGGTGTTTTGGCCAAGCTGGAAGCGCTCTACTGGGTTCCCGCGCTCTGGCGCAAATCTACAGCAACCACTGTTTACGCGAGTGGCGATGTTCCTGTTGATGCTGAATTCTCCGATCGCATGAGTGTCTGCCTCTCATCGCCATGGATTGAGGCACTTGAGTCGAATGACCTTCGTTTCCCGGCCGCAGATGGTCGAAAGCTATCGGTCTGGATTGCTGAACAGCTGAGACGACCCGTGATGTCTGCCGCAGTTCATGACCTTTGCGTCCGGCTTTTGGATGCGGGCAAGGCGACTTGGGCGGATGAGCTCGCTGATCTAGTCATCTATGGTATCGATCAAGCTGATCCGCGCCCGGGATCAGAGGAGGCCCGGCAGCGCTGGATCGGGATTTTCCTGGCTCGATATGGTGGACCGCGTGGATTGGAGCTCCAAGCGGTGGGAGATCGCTACGGCATCACAAGAGAGCGCGTGCGCCAGATTTGCGATGCGATCCTCGTATCTTTGCATGCCCAGCCCGTGAAGATGCCAGCTCTGGAGCAGCTCTTGAGCGTGGCGACCCGGATTATGCCGTTGCCGCTGGAAGAGGCGGATACGCAACTAGCCCGCTTTCTTGGCGAAGGCTGCGGACTTCAGGCAGCGCTCCAGTTCGCTGAGGTTATGGGCCTACCAAGCCCTGTCCAACAGACCTCGGCATTGGCCCGCACCCACGAGGGCTATAAGCCAGTCGTTATTGTGGAAACTGCTCTTGCGCCTGCAACATGGGTAAGCGCTGCGTTGGCTCATGCACGGCGTGATTGCACATTCGTGGGGTGCACGAACTTCGTTCGGATCGCTGGGCTCCTTGCGTTGGAGCAAGGAGTCGCGCAGGATTTGGAAACCCTGCAGGCGGTGTTCTCGAAGGCTCCCGGTTTTCGCCTGTTGGATTCTGATTCTGGATGGTTCACCTTGGCTGATAGTGAAAGCAGTGCTGCAGCCAATCGAATGCGCAAACTCATGAGTGTGGCAACTGGAAGTGTTGAAATCGACACTGTCGCTTCTGCGCTTATGACGGATGATCGGTGGCTCTATCGAGAAGGCGCTCGCGCTCTTGCTGTGCCACCCGTGCACGTCTTGGCTGAGCTGTTCGCGGGCTGGCAGTGGCTAACGGCCAACGGTCACAACAAGTACACCGCCAAGATAAAGATTGAAAAAACAGAAGTTCTCTCGAAAACCGAGCTTGGGGCTATCGAAGCAATTGAGATGCATGGAGGAGCGGCAACCCGGTCTGAGTTGGCGGCGCACCTGATCGGGAATCTTGGTGTCAGCAATGTGGCTGTCAGTCAAGTTACGGCAACGTCCTCAGCACTCTGCAAGCTGGATCACGCCATCTACGGGATTCGTGGCCGAAGCCTGCCTGCGGAAGCTCTTGCCGACGCTCGTAAGCGAAAAATTGCCCAACAGTTGGCAAGCCTTCCCTCCTCAGAGTTCGCTTCGAAGGAGATCGATCTCTCAATTCCTGTACGAACCATGATTACCCAGTCAGCTTCTTCCAAGTCAGCTAGTCGGCGGGTCGTGTACTTGCCTAACTATCTGTCTGGAAAGATTTTGGGCGACTTCGAACATGAAAGTCACACATTGCCGGCTATCAGTGTCAAGGCCAATAATCAAATACGTCGGCTCACAGCTGCAGCGGAAGAATTGGGCATTAGGCCCGGGGAACGCTTCGAGATTATCTTTGACGTGGTGAGCAGGACATACGCAATTCCAAAACCCGAAAGACCTACCGCCCTCCCGGCGTAGTCAATACTGGAACCTCTTGCGCGCATAAAACCGAAACGGCCCACTTATTTTTCGCAGCAGCCCGCACCAGCGGGGTTTTCTTCGCCCGCGCGTACCCCGCGTAGGGTTCGCCTGCCTCGGTCTCTATGGCGAGACTGGGGCATGGCATTCGAATTCGACCCCACAACCGCAAAGCCTCAGGGATCTGGCGCCCTGGACTTCGACCCTGGCTCGGCCACGCCCTACAAGCCCAAGTCCCGCAATCCCCTGGCCGTCCTGAACGACACAGCCATCGAGGCGGCGAACGCGGCGGCCGGCGGCGTCTCGGCGGCTGCGAACTTCGTCAAGCCCGGCAACGATGTCTCGGGTTGGATTGACAAAAACATCATCCAGGCCGGCGAGGCCGCGCAGAGCGATGTGGTCAAGGCCTCCAAGCAGCAGTTCCGGCAGAAGGTACAGGACGCTGATGGTGTCGGCGGCGAGCTGGCGGCCGTGGGCAAGTACGTGGCGCAGAACCCGCTGCTAGCTGCGGCGCAGGCTGCGGGCTCGTTCGTTGGGCCCGGCCTGGCGGTGAAGGGCGCAGGCCTGGCGGCGCGTGCCGGCGGCCTGGCTGGCAAGGCAGTGGAGACGGCGGGCCGCGCGGGCGGCGTTGCTGCTGGTGCTGCGATGGCTGGTGGTGATGCTGCTGGCACGGCCTACGACCTGGCGAAGCAGGGCGGCGCCACAGAGGACCAGGCTGTGTCTGCTGCGCGCGGAGCCAGCGTGCTGCCGGCCGTGGTCGGTGGTGCTGGCGGTGCCTTCGGTGCTGAGCGGCTGCTGGCCGACGGCAAGGGATTTGCTGGTGGTGCTGCTGCGCGTGCCGTGAAGACGGGTGCCAGCGAGGCAGCGCAGGAAGCTGTCGAGGAAGGTGTCACCCAGTACGAGGGCCAGCGGGCGGCCATGCCGTTCGATCAGAGCATTGATCCCTCGAAGGGTGTGGCGGCTGCGGCCGGCATGGGCGCGGCCCTGGGCGGCGTCACGGGTGCCGGCACGTCGCTGCTGACGGTTGGGCACACGCGCGGCCAGCAGCCACAGCAGGATGAGCAGCAGGCCCCCGCCGAGGTAGCTGCCACGCAGGCGCCGCTGCTGCTGGGCAACCAAACACCCGAGCGCCTGATTTCCTTCCCTGACGGCAGCGTCGGCCGCGTGGGCGAGGTGGAGAGCTACCTCGCCAACCTGCCCGAGGACCAGCGGGAGGAGGTACGGGCCAAGATCATGGGCCAGTCGATCCGCGAGGTGAACGACCCTGACGCGCAGCAGGCCCGCCGCTGGTGGGAGAACTACGGCGACGGCCAGCAGCCTGCGCAGAGCCCCGATTACGTGGCCGAAGTCCAAGCCGCCGTGCGCAGCGGCACGCAGTTCTCCACCCAGCAGACGGTGGACACGGTGCGCGATGCGATGGAAGACGCCTGGCTGGCCCAGAACGTGGGTGCTGATCCTGCTGGTGCACCAGCCCCTGGTGCCGGGCTGCAGGCGGCTGATGCCATGGGCGTGCAGCTGCAGGGCCAGTTCCAGCAGGCCAGCGAGGACGCCGGCATCGCGGCCGTGGACGCCCGCGTGCGCACGGGCCGGATCTTGTCTGGGCTGCAGAACCTGCTGGATGGCGGGGCCGAGAACAGTGCCCAGGTGCTGGGCGGCCTGAACGAGGGCCTGGCCCGGATCAACGAGCAGCCGCTCGACGCCAGCGAGACGCAGCGCGTGCGCCGCATGGTGGACGCCTACATGGGATTCCGGGGTGTGGGTGAGCCTGCGCCGCTGCCTGCCGACCGCGCGCCAGCCGTGGACCCCTTCGCAGACAACGCCGCCATGGAGGCGCTGATTCCCCAGCGCCCGCTGCAGCGCCCCTCCGAGCGCATGGGCATCAACCCCGCAGACGGTCCGCTGTCGCGCGGCGCGGCCATGGCGGTGGATGCCGGCTTCGACGCCACCCAGCAGGCCGCCCTGCAGGCCCAGGAGATCGCAAATGCCCAAGGTGCCCAGGCACAGGCTGCCGCCGTGGCCGCCCCATCAGCCATTCCCCCAACCGGACCCGGCGCCCTGGAAGCCGCTGGGCCTGGCCCCCTGACCCAAGCCACAGGAGCCACCTTTGCCCCGCAAGCCGATCAAGCCCAGCAAGCTGGCGCGCAACCTCCGCAAGCAGCTGGAGCGCCAGGCGCGCCGGCTGCTGGTGCTGCTGCAGCGCAGGAAGGTCTGACGAATGCCAGCACCACGACTTTCAACGATGGCGCGCAAGGCGGCCCGGCGCCAGGCTCGCAAGGACAAGCGCAGGCAGCAGCAGCCCGCCCGGCCAACTGGCGATCCAGCTCGCTTCCTGCCGGCCGCGTGGCCCGGAGTCTGGGAATAGATCCCAAGGGCAAGAGGCTGGCGCAGATCCTGGCTGAGGTGGATGCAGCTGACGCGGCGCGCGCTGGGCAGCAGCAGGCCGCACGGGCCCTGAACGAAGAATCCCCCGCAGCTCAATGGGTGGACGCATCTGCCCGGGCCGCTGGCCCTGACCTGACTTCCATCCGCTCTGCGGGGGATGCCGCCAGTGTAGAGCAGGCTGCCGCAGCGCAGTTCAGCCGCAACATGCCCGAGGAACTGGCCCGGACGCTCCGCCGCCTGCGCCCGCCGCCGGCTGCCGCCACGAATTCCTCTGTGCGCCAAGCCGTGAACCAGCTGGTGGGCGGCATGGGCGTGCTGCCCAACAGTCTGGGCCGCATCGTGGTCACCACCTCCGACGACATCCGTGCCAACTGGGAGCCGCTGATCGGTCCGGTGGCCATGGGAGCCGAGGGCGGCGGCAAGGCCCAGGGCTTCTACGCCCCCAACTCCAAGACCGTGTTCGTCATCTCTGACCACATCGTGGCCGGCGACGAGCTGGGCGTGGTGGCGCACGAGCTGATGCACAAGCACGGGCCTGCGGTGCTGGGTGAGGAGGGCTGGAACCAGCTGCATGGTGCCATCGGCGGTTGGGCCCGTGCGCCAGAAGGCAGCCTGGAGCGGCAGGTCTACAACGAGGCCGCCGCCCGCGTGCGTGATTCCCAGCCGGCTACAGGCGACACGCAGGCCTATTCATCGCAGGAGCTGTTCCCCTATGCCGTGCAGGTCGCCCTGGAGATGGGTGTGCGGCCCAGTCCCCTGGCCAAGCCCGGCACCGTGGCGCGCTGGCTGGACCAGGTGCGCAAGGCTCTGCGTCAAGTGTGGGTCAAGATCGCCGGCAGCCGCGCCGACTTCAACAGCCAGGACCTGGTGAACCTGGCGTTCGGAATCGCGCAGCGGGAGAACCCGGCGCTGGCTGGCGGGCTGGATGGGGTCATCGCCGGGATGGAGGGCGAGATTCGGGCGGTCATTGAGGCTGCGCGCGGTCCTGGTCATGCACCCCAGAAGGCTGTACTGGGGCAGGTGTCGGATTGGCTCGCCCGCGAGGTGGTGCGAGTAGGCCTCGATGTGGCGGGCTTCTCGCACGTACTGGATGGATCTGCTGTGCGCCACATGATCAAGAATCACTTCGATGGTGGTGGCGAGCGCGCGCGCGGGCAGGTGCCGTTGACCGATCAGGATCTCATGAGGCTGCCAGAAATCGTGAGCAGCCCGGACCGTGTGGTGCTGGGCACTACCAATCGGCTCGGCAAGCAGCAGATTGTCTATGTGAAAAAGATGGAGGATGGGTCCGTTCTGTACCTCGAAGAGGCTCGGACTGGTAGGCGGGAACTGGCGGCAGTGTCTGCCCGAAAGTATCCCGCCACGACGAATGTAGAGACCGTGGTCTCCACCCTGCATCCCAACGCCCAAGGCGATGGCGGGAATGGGTTGATTGTATTGACCCCGCCGGAAGCTGGCAAGAATGGGGGGGATGGGCTGCAGTTCAGCCGGGCCGCGCCGGCCGCACCCACGGCCAGCGACTACACCGCCGAGCAGGCCCGTGCCGCAGAGCATGCCTTCGGCGTCCAGGTGAAGCAGACCTGGGCCGAGCGCGCGCAGGCCATGCGCCAGAACTTCGGCACGCGGCTGCGCCAGGGCCTGGTTGACCAGTTCGCCCCCATCAAGGAGATCAGCGAGAAGGCCTACATCCTGGCGCGCCTGTCCAAGGGCAGCGACGGTGCGGTGGAAGCTGCGCTGCTCTACGGCAAGCCCTACCTGCGCGACGGCGTGGCCGACGTGGACATCAAGGACGGCGGCTTCGCCAACGTGCTGGCCAGCCTCAAGGGGGAGCACGACCGATTCTTCCAGTGGGTGGCCGCCCAGCGTGCCCAGCGCCTGAAGGCCGAGGGCAAGGAGAACCTGCTGACCGACCGCGACATCACGGCCTTGCGCTCGCTGGATGCCGGCCGCATGGCCGACGGCACGGCGCGCATGCCTCTGTACGCTGCCGCGCTGCGGGAGCTCAACGCCTTCAACGAGGCCAGCCTCAAGGTGGCGCGTGACTCGGGCCTGATCGACCAGGCCGCCTACGACCTGATGAAGGACCAGCCCTATGTGCCGTTCTACCGCCTCATGGAAGAGGACGGCGGCATGCGCGGCCCGCGCTTCAGCTCCGGGCTGGTGAACCAGCAGGCCTGGAAGAAGCTCAAGGGCGGCACACAGCAGCTCAATGCCGACCTGCTGCAGAACACGCTCATGAACTGGAGCCACCTGTATGCCGCCGCCGCGCGTAACCGGGCCTCGCAGGAGACCATGGACGCGGCCGAGAAGCTTGGCGCTGCCGAGCGCGTGCCGGCGGACACCAAGGGCTCGGTGAAGGTCATGCGCAACGGCTTGGCCGAGCATTGGGCCATTGAGGACCCGCTGCTGGTCGATGCGATCTCAGCCATGAGCTACACGCCCGGCGGCATCGTCAAGGTCATGGCGCCGTTCAAGCGCCTGCTGACCTTCGGTGTCACGGTGAACCCCACCTTCAAGATTCGCAACCTGATCCGTGACAGCCTCTCGGCCATCGCCCAGAGCGACCTGAGCTACAACCCGCTGGAGAACGTCGCCAAGGGATGGAAGGCCACGGCCAAGGACAGCCAGACCTACGCCTCCATGCTGGCCAGCGGCGGCATCATCAAGTTCGGCACGCAGGAGAACACCAACCAGCTGCGCGGGCAGATCGAGCGCCTGGGCGGCACCATGCTGGACAAGCAGGGCTTCGACAAGCTCAAGGACAAGATGCGTTCCCTGTGGGAGGTGTACGAGGAATTCGGCGACCGCACCGAGAACGTGAACCGCACGGCGCTGTATGAGCGCCTGCGCGCCAAGGGTCTGAGCCATGCCGAGGCCAGCTTCCAGGCCCGGGACCTGATGGACTTCAGCATGTCCGGCAAATGGGAGACGGTGCGTTTCCTGGCCCAGACCGTGCCCTTCCTGAACGCCCGCCTGCAGGGCCTGTACAAGCTGGGCCGTGCTGCCGGCGAGGACCCGCGCCGCTTCGCCGCCATGGCCGGTGCTGTCTCAATGGCCAGCCTGGGCCTGCTGGCCGCCTATGCCGATGACGACGACTGGAAGAAGCGCGAGGACTTCGACCGGGACAACTTCTGGTGGTTCAAGATTGGCGACAAGGCCTTCCGGATCCCAAAGCCGTTCGAGGTGGGTGCCATCGGCACGGTGGCCGAGCGCACGGCCGAGCTGATGATGAGCGAGGAGATGACGGGCAAGCGCTTCGGCCAGCGCATCAGCGACATGGTGTTCAACACCTTCGCCATGGACCCGACGCCCCAGGCCATCAAGCCCTTCCTGGACGTCTACGCGAACAAGGACAGCTTCAGCGGCCGGGCCATCGAGGGCATGGCCGATGAGCGCCTGCGCCCGCAGGACCGCTACAACGAGCGCACCTCGGAAGTGGCGCGCCTGCTGGGCTCCTGGGGCCTGCCCGACCCGGTGCGCCTGGCCAAGGGGGAGTACTCGGGCCTGAGCCCGAAACAGGTGGACTTCCTCCTACGCGGGTACTTCGGCTGGCTGGCCACGGTCAGCACCACGGCCACGGACACCATTGCAAGGCCCATGCTCGACCGTGGCGAGCGCCCGTCCATGCGCCTGCGCGATACCTTCCTGGCCGGCAACTTCATCGAGGAACTGCCCACGGGCTCTAGCCGCTACGTCACCACCATGTACGAGCAGGCCAAGGGCGTGGAGCAGGCCTGGGCCAGCCATCAGGCCGCCATCAAGTCGGGCGACATCGAGCTGGCGCGCAGTATTCAGGAGGAGGAGGGACCGAAGCTGCGCAACCGCATGGCCATCAACGCCGCCAAGCAGCAGATGGCGGAACTGGGCCAGCGCGCCAAGAAGATCGAGGGGGATCGGCTCATGACCGGCGAGATCAAGCGCGAGCGGCTGACCCAGATCGAGCAGCAGCGCAACGCCTTCGCGCAGCGCGTGGCCAAACTCACAGACTGATGGCGCCGCGCCGGATGAACTGCCAGATGAAGCCCACGGCGCCGAGCCCGATGATGATCAGCCAGTAGGTCTCGATCATCGAGCGGCGCTCGTCGGGCGTGGTCAGCTTGAAGAAAAGGACGGCTGCGATCACGAGCAGCCAGAAGATGATGCCGGGCATGGTGTGATGCCATGAAGCAAGGGCACAAATAGCAATCCGCACAGAGTGGATAGCAATAAGTCACTGCTATCTTATTGCGAGTGTTTGGAATTCTGGGCTATTGAAGATTGGATTGCTTGCTTTGCGCGCGTGATAGCCTTCGTCTTGGCAATTTGGCCAACTATGAAGGGGTTGTTGTGAGTGCAATTAAAAAGTGCGCGGTCGCTGCTTTGTCCGTGTCCGCAATCGGTGCTAGCTTCACGGCTTCGGCGCAGGCTACACCAGAGTATCCGTCGAGAATCGTGTTCTCTAGATCTATCGTGGGTGGCAGCGCGGTGGATAGAGTGCAAGAGCAGTACTCATGGGGCCTGCAAACGCTTCCGTCCCACAAGATTTCCCAACCAACTCGGGGTTTCTTGCATCACACGATGGGTACGACGCAGCCGTCTGGCACACAGACTCAAGAAATCACGTTCCGCTTCAGGAGTTCTGGCCTGTTCACAGCAAACCCTGGCGCGCATTTCGCAGTAGTGGGTCGCGGCGAAAGCACCTCTTGGTACAACCGTGGGCGCGGCCTCATCGTCGGAGGACTTGGTGGAACGGCCAACCCCTGCGCAGGCGGAGTGCGTAGTCAACCCGAGACTTGGTTTGTGAATCCCGCAAACGGAGAGCCAAGCAATTATGTTTGGGGTGGCTCATATTGCGGAAGCTGGATCTATGAGAACGCTTGGTATGACGTTCTGCTCCACGTGAACAGCACCAATTATTTCTCGTACACGATCAAGCAGAGTGGAACCACGGTCGGTGGTGGCTTCGCAATTGAAGACACTGTGAATTCTGAAAGCTGGATCATCAACAATAGGTTGACTGGCTTCACCTTCGGCCTTGTCTTCGCGGACAATCCCTCCGCACCATGGACGCTGGAATTCAGCGACATTAAGGTGAAGTGGTTCTAACCTGTAAAGCTACCTTGCCGCACAAGTTCTGACGGAGGCCCGCGGATTGCGGGCAATCTGGTCTCCACCAGCCTGCCTAGTACAGGCTTTTTTTTGTCGTTGATTTTGCTGTGTAGCGATGCCCCGGCTAGGGTTTGACCCATTCAGAGTTTCTCGGCACAGTCGGATGCATGCCAGCAATCCGCTCCTTCCGAGGCCTGAACAACGTCACCGATCCGCTGCAGCTCGGCCTGTCGTGGTCCGTGCGCGCCGACAACGTCGATGTGACGGAGTCGGGCGGGGTGCAGGTGCGTGTTGGCCGCTCGCTGGCGATGGCATGCACGCCCACGGGCCTGTATTCCACCCGCGATTTCAGCCGGCTGTATTTGACCGACGGCGGCGAGCTGCGCCAAGTTTTGGACGACATGACCGTGCATCCCTGGTGCAGGACGTGGGCCGCGATTAATGATCGGGTGCTGTAAGTGGTCGGCGATGCGGCCGGGATCATCACCGCCGAGGGTGAAGCGCTGCTGCGCCGTGATCTTGACCAGCTGCGCGCTGTCTTTGACGGCCTGCGCGAGCAAGTCAGGGATGCCGCATGCCGATTTGCCGGCGCTCTCCCCGCCGCCGTCCTTGATGGCGTGACTCTTCCTTCTGGGACAGCGGCCATTCGGGCGGGGAAAAGGCCGAATCACGGCTCTCGGGATTGGCCGACGAATCTGTGCCAACTATCTTGCCGGCTGATCTGGGTCAGAGCCCCAGGCTGCTGAACGCGGAGGTATCGGCCTCACCGTATGAAGAGCATTACGAGATGGCGCTTGTTTATTGCTTGGACCGCACGGCGAACTATGTGTTCTCGCTCACCCGTTTTCCCGACCAGGATGAGATCGAGTTGATAGTGCTGGACCAGTTGGTAACAAGGGTGCGAGATCTTGAAGTCACCCTGGATCGCCAAGTGCTGCGCGCTGATTCACCGCCTGAGGTAGCGCGGGATTTGGACGGAACACGCCAGTACGTGGTGACCCTGATGGTCCCCGAGGTGGAACTGCGGCAGGTGAAGGATGCATTGGCCAAGATCTTCGAGGGCAAGGCTGGGCTGTTCATTGCCTCGTGA